GCAGGAAGAGATATACTTAAAAGTGCAGGAGTTAAATTTTTGTCAGGTAAGGAAGAAATTAAATCTCCTGCAAAACCAGTCTACCCGTATAACAAAGTTCTTCAAACAGAATCAGGCCATGTTTTAGAAATAGATGATACACCTAGTGCCGAAAGAATTGCAATAGAACACCGTTCAGGAACGTTTCAGGAGATTCACCCTGACGGTTCTCAGGTAACTAGAATTGTTAATGATAACTACACTATTATTTGTAGAGACGAAGACGTGTTTGTTGGTGGAAAGGTTAACATTAAAGTTCTAGGTGATGCAAATATTGAAACCGTAGGAAAACTTAATCTTAAATCATTTAGTGACGGTAAGATTGATATAACTGGAAAACTTGATATTGAATCAGGTGGAGACTTAACCATAAAATCTGCAAAAGATGTAATCGTTAAAGCAACTAAATTTAGACCGAACTCTTAATTATGGTTCTAGAAATTACAATTACTAAAGGCACAGCAGTAGCGCCTTTAGAACCTAAAATCCCATCAGCACTAGCGTGTCCTGAAGGGGATATTTTTTCCCTACCCACAAAAGAAGAGATTGTAAATGCATTCAATGAAATAGCTGCAATCCCTGGCCAACTTCAGGCAAAAGTTCAGGAAATGAAGGCAGAAAGGGAAAAAGAAATTGCAGACTTATACAAACAATTAGAAGAAGCAGAAACAGAAGAAGCAAGATTAGCGATACTCAAACAGATTGACGAAAAAGAAAATTTTATTAAGAATCAAATCTTAGGTGAAATACAAGAACAGATTGATGACGTTATAAAAACGATTGAGGATTTTGTTGAAAAACTTTCAGATATTCTATCTCCATATTGGGATAAAGACGGATTAAATCGTGATTGGCAAAAAGAAGCAAGAGACGCCTTTAAAGAATTACTTGAAGAGTTCCATACATACATTCCCACAAAAATTGCAGAACTTATTTCAAAGATTGTACCGATAAGTTTTACAATCAACATAATGGGTTTAGATATCAATATCATAAAACTGATTACCTCTCCTGCATATAAAAAAGAGTTGATAGACCAAATTTCAGGTATACAATTTGATTTACAAATAGTAGATAAGTTTAAAGAGATTCAAAAGATTAATGAAGAGATAGACAAACTAGTAGAAGAGTTAGCAGACCCCGATATTAGTATGGAAGACCATATAAAGAAAAGCGAAGAGTTAGAAGCACTAGAAAAGAAAAAGGCAGATATGTTAGTTTCTATTGACGACCTCTATAAACTAAAAGATGAATTTGTAGATAAATTTTTCCAAATGGTTCCCGAAGAGTTTAGACAATTTGACGGTGAGTTTGGTGTACTTGATAACAAAGCTAAGGCAAAGATAGTTTGGAATTACATAAAGACTGAAGTTAAGAAGTATATGCAAAACACTCTTACTGCAGTCTTTGATAAATTGATTGGTATCTTTGATAAGATTTGGGATTTACTTGGTCTACCCGATTTACCTTTTTCAGAACTATTAAAAATTATGACCTTTGACATTAAGGCATTAATAGACGGTGCAATCAAAGCTCTAAAAGAACAGTGGGAAAAATTAAAAGATAGTTTGCAAACAGATATCGGTAAACTAAATCGCAAAATTAAAAAACTCAAAGAAGAGTTAGCAGACCCCGACATTAGTATGGAAGACCATATTGCAAAAACTGAAGAGTTAGAAAAATTAATTCAAGAGAAAAAGGATTTAGAAAATAAGTTAATAGAAGAAGGTGGTAAGTTTAGAAGTATAATCAAAGAAAAAATATTAGGACTTGAACTTTTTGGGTTCAGTATCAAAAGTATTCTAGGTGAAATAAAATCAACTGCAGCTTCAATCGAAGAAGAGATTTCAGAAATGCTTTTAGCACTGGAAGACTTTAAACTGAATTGGCATAAGAAGATAATGTTTGATTGGGTTAAGATAATTAAAAAGTTTCTTAGTGCAATAGGACTTGGTGGTATATTTGAGTTTGTTTTCCTAACATGGTGTGACTTCTTAAAACTAATCGGTATGCCTTTTAGTATTGATTTAAAACTTCCAGCGATTGCAGGTGTTATGGCTGCAGTTGTAACAGAAACTAAGAGTGATTCTAAACCTAATTCAGACGACACTAATGATGACGGGATTGCATTTTCAAATGGTGATGGTGAACAAACTGCATATTCTGTTAGCACTGGAACAGGAACAGTCCACGCATTTGTAAATGGAGTAGAGATTGAACACGGAAGTGGAGTAACAATCTCAGGAAACAATGTAACCTTTGACACAGCACCTGCAGTAGGTGTTGATGTTTCTATAATTAAGATTTAATTTAGTTGTAGGCAAAGTATAAATAGATATATGGCAATAGATATAACCACCACTAGTAAAAAAACTGCAGTTTCAGAAACAGCATATTCTGATTTAGATGTTCATTTTAAAAGACACCCTAATACAGGAGATGTAGTTGTAAGGAAAGATGCAGATGCAGTTAAAAGAGCTGTAAGAAATATCATATTAACTAATACTTATGAAAGACCTTTCAAGCCTGGTTTTGGTGGTTCAATAAGAGATTTACTCTTTGAATTAAATACCGATAGAAAACTTAGGAAAGCAAAAAATAGATTGAAGTCTATGATTGAATTATTTGAACCAAGAGTCAGTAATGTTAGAGTTGGTATAAACAGTATAGATGCAAATGAAATTGCTTTAGAGGTAAATTATTCTATTAGAAACGGTCTTCCGAATCAATCAATCGATATGACATTAACAAGGGCAAGATAACATGGCAATAAAAAGTTCACAAATAAACGTCACGGATTTAGATTTCGATGACATCGCAGAAAATTTAAAAGCATATCTACAAGGTCAAGACAAATTAAAGGACTATGACTTCGAAGGCTCTACTATGTCAGTACTAGTAGACTTACTTGCATATGCATCACATATAGGTGCAGTAAATACAAACATTGCAGGAAGTGAACTATTCTTAGATTCTGCCCAAATCAGAAAGAATGTAGTATCTCGTGCAAAGGATTTAGGATTTGTACCTGCGACAGAAAAGTGTGCAAGTACAATCGTAGATATTGCAATCAATAATGTAAGAAATGCAGACGGAACTTCCCCATCAATTTCTGAAATGCAACTTGAAAGGGGTAACATTTTTGAAACAACCTTTGACGGAAATGTATATCAATTTTTAGTTCCCAATACAGTTAAACCAACTCAAAATGGTACAACATATAACTATGCAAGTGTTCCGTTAGTTCAAGGAATATATGCAACAGACCAATTTGTATTTGATTCACAATTATCTAATCCTAAATTTGTATTGTCAAACTCAAGAGTTGATAAATCAAGATTAGAAATATCAGTTAACTCAGCTGGAGTTTCTAGTGCATATACTGAAGCAACAGACGTATCCAATATAAAAACAACTTCAGAAGTTTATTATACACAAGAGAACGAAGACGGTTTCGTGGAAGTTTATTTTGGTGACGGAACACTAGGTGCATCTCTTAAAGACGGAGATGTTATCACTGCAACTTACATTATCGTTGATACAATTCATTGTAATGGTGCTAAGAATTTTTCACAAATAACTGCAGTTAATGGTTATACGGATTCTACTATCACGACATTATCTTCTGCAGCTGGTGGTACAGAGAAAGAAGATATAGAGTCAATTAAATTTAAAGCAACAAAGTTTTATACTTCTCAAAACAGATTAGTTACACTTAACGACTACAAAGCAAAAGTAAAAGAATATTACCCTAACGCAGATGCAGTTGCAGTATGGGGTGGTGAAGACAATGACCCACCACAATACGGAAAAGTATTCCTTGCAATTAAACCATTAAACTCAGACTATCTTTCAGGTTCAGAAAAAACAGAGATTAAAAATAAACTGAATGCATTAAATATGTTAACAGTAAGACCTGAGATAGTTGATGCAGAAATTGTTAAGATTCTTTTATCTACAACATTTAAATACAATGAAAGAGCAACTACTCTATCTCAAGGGGAATTAGAAACAATTGTAGAAAATGCAATCAGAGATTATGATTTAAATAATCTAACAAACTTTGATGCAGTATTCAGACATTCACAACTAGCTAAATCAATTGACGATTCCAATTCTGCAATACTAAGTAACACAACTAACGTAAGATTACAAAAGAAACTAGAAGTAAAGCCTGGTCAATTAATTGGATACACTAATACTTTTGGAAATAATTTTTACAATCCTACTTCAGGTTATAACGCAGAGAGTGGTGGTATTACAACTACAACAGGTTTCTACTCAGTAGGAGATGTAACCAATATCCATTACTTTGATGATGACGGAAAAGGAAACCTAAGAGAATATTATCTCTCAGGTGCAACAAGAATTTATGTGAATAGTAACGCAGGTACGGTTAACTATTCAACAGGACTAATTACAATCAATGCGATTAACATAACGTCTACCGTTAATGTTGACTCAACGATTGACTTCACCATGATACCTAACGGAAACGATGTTGTTGCGACACGAGGTATCCTAGTTGATATTTCGACTTCCGATATTAAGGTTGTCGGTGAAGTAGACACCATCGCAAGTGGTGAAAGCAGTGCTGGTGTAGGATTTACTTCTACATCAACATCTTCATATTAATTATGAATAACGTGGTCTGAGATGGTAGGTTCCATGCTCAGAGTAGCATCCCATTAACTTGGTTTTTATAGGAGAAAACAAAAATGGCAGATAAAAAAATAAGTGCATTAACACAAGTAGCAGACGCTGACATCGGTGCAGATGATTTGTTACACATTGTGGACAATCCAGGCGGCACACCTGTAAATAAAAAAATGACCATTGGTCAGATATTTGAAAATATCCCAACTCACTTAGCAGTTGACGATATTGCTGTTGTTGCAACAAGTGTGACAAACCTAGCAAGTACTTTTGCGACTGATTTTAATCTCGCAGGAGCTTCAGGTAACATCACACCTACACTTGACAACGGTACAGATACTGGTCAATTAAAAGTCTTGTATTGTTCTACAGTACATGGAAGTGGTCATACTGCGACTGTTACTATTACAAGTCCAGCTTCATCTAGTTTTGATACAATATTGTTCAATGCTATTGGTGAGACTGCGATTCTGTATTGGAATGGTAGTAAATGGTTTATACTTGCCAATACTGGTTCAACAATCAGTTAATAGTATAGGAAACTAATATGTCGCATGACAAGCACCTTAAGGATAGACTTTCATACAGAATTCCCTCGCTACTCCCTGAGTATTTACGAGACGAATCACCTGCATTAGAGTCATTCCTTAAAGCATATTTTGAATTTCTTGAGGCTGAAGTATTAGTACTTGAGAGTCAAAGTGCGATAGATTGTGTTTCTTTAGAAGACGGTACGGGTGGTGTTCTCTTTGAGAGCGCTACCGTATCACCTTCGCCTGATGAAGATTCATCAAAAATCTTATTTGAAAGAACTGCGGCTAACCCTTTCCAAGATGCAGGCCCTTTATCTACAGGAGAATATCTTGTAGGTTCTATCAGTAAGTCCGTTGCACAAATTGAGGTAATCAACGGTAATACACTATACCTCAAATCTATTTCAGGTAATGGTTTCGCAAAAGGTGAAACGGTTACAGGAAGAAAGTCGGGTCAGACTGCAGTAGTTAAATCTTATAAAGAAAATAGTATTCTTGCAAGTAACAGATTATTAGATTATTCTGATATCGATAACACTACTGAAGATTTCCTAGATTACTTCCAACAAGACTTTATGCCATCAATCGATTTGGCAACTTTAAAAAATAAACGATTAACAATTAAAAATATTCAAGACCTTTATAAAAAGAAAGGTACTGCAGAATCAGTTCAGTTCTTAATGAGAGTTTTGTATGGTCAAGATGCATCAATAAGACACCCAATAGACGAAACAATTCATGTAGGTGAATCAGGATACTCTCAACAGAGAAGAATGAGAGTGACAATACCAAATGGTATTCCTGAAGTAAACGATAAGATAACTCAATATGATGTAAGTACTGGAACTATAATTCAAGCACAAGCAGTTATAGAAAATGTATATCCCGATGCAGCTGCAGGTGGTTTTAGTATTGAGATAATGAACAACCATGTTGGAACTTTTACAGAAGGTTCTAATATTAAAATCCTTGACCGTGACGGTATAACAGTAATTGAAGGAACGGTTAATGGTATTATATCAGACGTTACTACGGGTAGTTCAACATACCTAAGTCAAGATACAAGTGGTGGTGGGGATTTACTTTTAGAAGACGGTGCAGGATTATTATTAGAAACAAAACCAAATCCTTTTGGTACAATGTATTCTTTAAATGACTTAATTAATATTACTGGTTCTAAATTAGATACAGACACAAGAGAAACAAAAGCAGTAGTCAATGGATTAACTGAAGGTGCAATCAAAGAGATTATGATTGAAACACCAGGCATTAACTATAGTGCAGGTGATATGATTATCTTTGAAGACGGAGTTGGTGGTAATGCAGAAGCAATTATTGGTTCTACTGGTGATGAAGTATTACTAGAAGGTGGTTCAGTATTTGGACATTATGAAATTACATTAACTAGTTCAGAATTTGTTATTGGTGGTGCAGGAGTCAAAGACGACAATGGTCATTACATTATATTTAACGATAATTCATTAGACGTATATGTTAATGGACTTCTAAAAACACCTACTACAGATTACACATGGAAAAACGATAGAGTAGAATTTACAATTGCACATGGGCCTGTAGGCACAGGTTCTTTGGTAGAACTTTATACTGAATATAATAGACTTACTTATGAAGACGGAACTGTTATTGATTACAATGCTACTTTAAACAATAGTGGTAATAGAATAGCAGACGATGGAAGAATCAGAGAAGTTGTAATCAGAGACGGTGGTAGATTTACAGAAATACCTAGAGTATACCCAGGCGGTTATATTTACCTGAATGACGTTTCAGGATTTGCAATTGGTGAAACAGTTACTGGAGGCACTAGTAGTGCCGTAGGAAGTATATCTAGTATAGATACGCAAAACAATAGACTTATTATCAAAAGACTTCCAACTCACACGGGTGCATTCCAAGTGGGTGAACTTATTACTGGTGGGGTAACTTCAGTAACGGGAAATATTGTTCAACAAAATGTTTCTTCAGGAAGTGGTGCAAAATTATTTGCATTCTCAGATGAGATTGGTGGTGTTGCATCTATTAATATACAAGACCAAGGTGATAAATTTAGTTACGATGGTTTGGTTTCAGGAAGTTCATATTATAATATACTCATTAAGACACCTAGTGCCACATTATCAAGAGATTTAGTTATTACAGGAACCCTATCAGGTTCGACTGGTAAGGTAGTTTCATATGATGCAGATAGACAAATTTTAACTTATACAAATTTAAACGGTTGTTTCTACGACAATGAGAAAGTAACATTCAATTCCTCAGATTCGTTTTATACTATAAAGAGTAGTAACTTTGACGGTAGAGGATTATTTGCAGGTGAAGGTATAATCGAAGAACAGATAGTTGGAGATTATGGAACACTAAACGCAAACGCATCTAGAGTACAAGACGGTTTATTATATCAGACACACTCATACGTTGTCAAGGTCGGAGAATCAATTAACAAGTGGAGAGGAGTATTAAAAGACTTACTTCACCCTGCAGGACACGTTGTATTTGGTGAGGTTGCAATTGAAAATACAGTTAACAGTTCAATGTCATCTACTTTCAGACCTGTTATCGTTATAACAGAAAGTGTAGATGCAGAAAACTATGTTGCATCATTATACAAGAGGACTATTGTTAAACTTTATACATTATCTTCTGAAGTCAATGACCCATTTACTATATTAAGAGAAGCAGGACAGCCTGGTTTTAATACCGACCCAAGAAAACAGTCAGGTGGTACATTACAATCGTTCGCAATGGTTGGTGGTGTTCAAACTGGTGAAGGAACGGAAATGTATGATTCTATGATGAGAAGTCGTCATATGAATATTAACGTTATCAATTCTTTTGCGAGTGCTCATGTTTTACACGGTGCAAGAACAGGTGTTGCAAAGGTAACACATAAAGTTGTAACTGCAAGTAGTGGAGAATATTTCATTGACGGTGTTCAAAATAAAACACTTCAGTTAGATATTGGAACAACATATGATTTCAGTTTCCCAACAGGACACCCATTTAAGTTTTCAACAACTTCAGACGGTACACATAACAGTGGAACAGAATACACAACAGGAGTAACTCAAGGTACAGGGGAAACTAGACTTGTAACTTCAGGTTCTACACCTACAACACTATATTACTATTGTTCTATTCATAGTGGAATGGGGGGAATAGTAAATCTAACTGCGACCAATCATTTAACAACACTTAACATTACAAACAAAGATTACGATTGGTTTGTTAGTGAAAATGAAAGAAGACCTTCAGACCAAGGTAAGGTAATACAATTATACACACCAGTTGAAGAAGATTTACTATTAGAAGATGGTGGTTTAATATTAGACGAACCTATTCCTAACTATTTAAGAATGGACGAAAGACTTGCAGCTAATGTTTATCACCAAGGAGAGTTTGGTGAAAGAATTTTAAGTGAAGACGGAGTCGATTTATTTGCATTAGAAGATGCAACAATAGTTTCAGAAACAACACACTTCGTATCTGAAAGAAGTATAGAACTAGAAAGTGGTGGATTCTATTTTGAAGACGGAGATAGAGTCGTATCAGAAACGGGACAAGTCTTTATTCAAGAAGATATGTCAGAGGTTGGAATAACTTCATATGTTCCTTTAGGAACTACTTTCCGTTCACTAAATACCATTACAGGTCAACAAGTTTATAATATTGCGTATTACTTGAAAGACGAAAGTGATGATGATATATTATTAGAAACTGGAACGGGTACTCTTATGAGTGAAGTATCAAAACCTGAAGGATTGAGAATTCAAGACTTAACATCATATTATCCTAATATGGAACTACCTGAATTCCAAAACCAAGAAAGAAAACGAACAAATATTACATATAGTGCATACATAAAGTCTGCCTAGTGTTATAAATAACAGTAATGCATAAATAGTATTATAAATATCTGAGGAGATTAGAAAAATGGCAGCAATTATTACCGAAAAGTTTAGAGTTCATAACGCTAGACAATTCAAAGAAGATTTTGGAGAGAGTGCCTCTTCAACATATGTGTTTATAGGACGTTCCAATCCATGGGCAGTAGACACTTCACCCCCAACACCAGTCAACGGAACTTCAGAGGAAGTTGATGCATGGTCAGACATGACTGCATTGAAAAAAGTTGGTAGTGCTGATGTATCACATGGATTAACAAGATACGATTGGACTTCAGGAGTTAAGTATGATGAGTATGCACATGATATAAGTGCAACTAGTACTTCAAGTGCTACTTCTGCAACATCTTTATACGCATCAAGATTCTATGTAATGACAGATGAATACCATGTTTATAAATGTTTAAGAACTGGTAGAGATGCAAGTGGTGCTACTGTTAATTCAACAGTTAAACCAACAGGAACCAGTGCAACTGCATTAATAGAAACCTCAGATACAGGTGCAGCTTCAGGACGTGGATACCTTTGGAAATATATGTATAC